CCGACCAAGATAAGAAATGTGACAACGATCTGAAGCACCTTTTTCATTCTTCTTCCACCTCTAATTCTGCCCCGCAATGGGTGCAGTAGTATCTGTCTCCCATTCTGCCGTTCTCCAGGTCCCGGTCTGTCATTAACTGGTGACATATACTGCACTCATACAGGATTATATTTAATACTATGCTTGTTCTGCCTATCAGATATCCTTTTTCCATCGCTCTTTATAGTCCTTTAGGTATTTTCTTTCCCTCTCCCTGCATGATGGGCAGAGCCTTTCTGTACTGGGTGCCTTGCACCATATACAAAGACCTTTTTTTCTGCGCTCTTCTCCCCTTTCGTATCTCTTTATTGCAGCAATCTTTTGGCATTTTGAACAACGTGACATCCCGGCAAGAGTGCGCTCTGTCTGCGCTCCGCAGCTTATGCACCGCTTTTCTGCTTTTCTTCTTTGATAGGTGCTATTCATTCTTCTTCCCTCTTCCCTTCTGCGCAAAAAAAGTACTCACCGACAAAGGCCCCTATCGTATCACACCATATTGAGTCCGGGTCTGCCGTTTGCTCATGATACTTACAGTCTTTGCATCTAACAATGTCTTCTGTCGGCATTGTGTTTATCGTGTTCTGCAACATCTCTATTTGGTATTTGTTGAAATATCCGTCTTCGACGATCTTGTTTATAAAGTCATCTTTATCGATTAGGCTCATTCTTCCTTCTCCTTATAATCTTCGCAACAATATCCCTCTTCGATATCATCGATGAACACAACCTCATCATCTGACATTAGCCAACACACCTTGTATTCGTATATGGTGTACTCTCCGCAGTATTCACAGGTTTCACACTGCTTCATTCTTTTCCCCTTTCTGCCTCTCGTAATTGTTTCCGTATTTGCATCCGTAGCACGGAGAGAAATTGCTTAACAGTTTAAGGTTTGAACAAGAAGGGCAATATCTTTTTCTCCAACCAATATGGCGTATTGCGCTTTTAACTCTCGCTATAATGGTCATTCTTCTGCCTCTTCTTCCATTGTCTCTCCTGTTTCGATTACATAACCCTCTCCGCAATTAGGACATTCCAACTCCTTTAGCAGAACAGTTATTGGCCTTACTGCAATCCACCGTTTACAACACTTAACGCATATCACCTCGCTAAACTTATGAGGCATATTGGATTCTATTGAAATAATCTTCTCATTCATTCTTTTTCCCTCTCCGCAGAACAAGTTCCGGTCAGGGTTGTCAACGGCGTTGTCAATGTAGGAAGAATCGTTATTGGATTATCTGCGGTGCATATCTCCTTTTTCAACTCGCAATATCCGCAAGGAAGACGATACTTACACGTAGCCATGATGCCATATGTTCCTGTGTCTGTTATCGTTATTGATTCGTTCATGTTCATTCCCCCTTATATCCATCCTATCGAGTGAAGCAATCCAACGCTCATCATTATCACGCAGATTAACAACCCTACCGTTGCGATACATCCGCAAATGACAAGAACCTTTTCTTCCCAATCACTCATCCTTATCCTCTTCCCTGTGTTTCTTCTCCCAGTACCGCATCTCACGTTCCTCTGCATCGCGGGATGATACGATCAAGGCGGTGATGAGTACGCCCATCCATGCTCCCATGACAAAGCCGATGGAAAAGATAATAAACTGGCTCATGATTCGTCACCGTCTTCGTAATCTTCGAGCAGGTTGCGCACATTATCAAGTAACCGCCTAAACGCTTCCGGTGGAAGATTGTTAAGAGCCTCGTCAAGTATCTCGCTGATAATGTTCAAGTATTCATAACTGTTCGTTTTGTTTATGATTTGATGTGTCATTCTTCTTTCCTTTCTGCCTCATCCTTCTCGACTATCTTGTTTACTTCATCCTTTATCTTTCTCATCTTTGCTATTGCGTCCATTAAAGACTTTCTCCCTTTGAAACACTCGCAAAACTGTTCAAAGCAGGCATTATACCCTTCGATATATGCCACCATTTCCTCATAAGTCCTTTTCTTCATTCTTTTCCCCCCAGTCAAATATTTTCTCGTCCCATTCGATGTCGACCCTAATTATATCCTCGTCTACCGCTCCGATTTCTTTTACTTTTGCATTGTACAGAGGCAGAAGCAACACCGAACCTGCAAGCACCTCGTCCCAGTCTTCCCAGTCAGAGTTTGGTCGGCATATCTGTATCTTTTGTGTCTCGGATTCTCGATTGTAGTCATATACATCTAACAACTCATATAGCTTCATTCTTCTTTCCCCTCTTTCATCCTCTCATATCTTCCGCACCACTCCTGCGCGGGGCATTTTCCTTGTTCGCACTCGGGATGCCATACCTCGCAACTGCACTCAAAATTTGCATATCTAACCATTGCCATTCTGTCTTTATCGTTGAGCCAGTCCATCTCTCGGTTGCCCCTGTAATAACCGTCCAGTGCTTTGCACCGATTTACTCGCATCTCCGTGAAATCAAAGCCATCGAAGGTTTCGCTATTTCTCGCATATGCTTTTGCCTGCCCTGCCGTTTTTGCAAAGACCACGATACTGTATCCGGTGTCTCCGTTTCGGTCAGATGCCGTGTATGCTTTCATTCTTCTTTCCTTTCTCGCATATCTGCTCCGCAGTGGGGGCAAAAATCATATAACTCATCATGCCCTTGAACATATCCCATGCCCTTAGTGGGGGAATTGTCACATTCGGAACAGAACCACACAAAATTTTTGTATATCCACTTACCCTTCTTTCGTTCTGGCTGTGCGGATGGCAACTGCTCAACATATGTCTTTGCAAGTGCCGCACCGCAAGCAATCCCTTGTGCATATTCTGACTTCATCGGGTCAACTGGGAACACTGCGTCAATTGCTTCAATCGCCGCCTGTCTGCTTATTAAATCATCCATTTTTCGCCCTCCAATATGCGTTCAATTTGGCCATGATGCGGTTATATTCCCCATCGGTTACCACATTATCCATCCACATTCTCAACATTGCATTTGCACAGTCACGATATTCTATCGGTTCAACAACAGTTTCTTGGTCTCTCAACCATTCTCTGAACTGAATCCAGTCACTGTTGCTGATTTCGTTATTCTCCCATTCCTTTTGAACATAGAGTTCAAACTCATCTGCATCAATTAAGCGTGTCATCCTATGTCCCCCTTATGCTCTATCAAATAGGCAATAAGTCTCCCGATACCATACAACACACCGCCTACCACCACCATCGCTACAAGCAGGTGGCAGAGTAAAATCTCAACGAAACTCATGGTTAGAAATACCTCAACGTAACTCATGGTTAGAAATACCTTTCTTCTCTTCCCTTTTTAGGATGTTGGCACTTCGTCACACGCCATCCATCCTAAACACAACGCAAGGACGATAAACGCCCAAGGCTCCATGATCTGCAAAAGCACGATGGTCATGACCAAAAATATAGATACGACTGTCATTAACCCTTTAAGCATTGCTTACTCCTTTCTTTATGATGGTTCCCATGTCATAGGACTTCTGCATCTCATCCCTTAATTCAAGGATTCTTGCACCCGTATAATCGTCAAGGTCTAACCCTGTTTCCTTGCGGATCCATTCCCTTGTTCTCCGCTCCCGATCCTGGTCACCTTGATACGATTCCAGGGTGGCAGCTACATGTGCCAATACCATGTCAAGTCTCTTTGTGCCGAAACCGTATTCCCTATGGAGTACCGCAGCTAATGCCGTTGTCATCAATCTTACGGTCATTCCCGACTCCATCTTCATCCCTTCTAACATCCCGGCACGAAGACCTTTATCATACATAAGGTCATCTCTTGTCATTACATGGACTTTGGCTTTGGCTTTTGCCTCTCTTCTTCTCTCTGCTCGATTCATTTGTAACGTTCCTTCCGCTCTTTCCGTAGCCTTTTGACTCGATCCCTCTGTTCCCACCATGCGTGGTCTTCATATCTCTCAAATCTTGGGCATTGCTTTGCAAGACATCCATGCTTCTTGACCTGCTTTACGGAAAGATATCCCTTATGCAGATTTGAGTGGCAATAACCACATGCCCTTTCTCTTTGAGGTTGCCCTCTCATTCTGCGATAGATATTCATCTTCCGTACTCCAAAGGATACTTTTCTGTCCGCAGGTATTTGATAAAGCTATCAAACAACCTTCCACCATCCGTATCATACAGAGCCATGAAAAACTCACCTGCCATAAACTCCCGTATCTCTGTTAGGTTTACCTGTGGGCATGATCTGATTGCACCGGGAATTGATTTGTTGATTTTCCCGGACCATTCAAACTTGATGATTCCTTCTGCATCTTCCATTGCCTGTACTACAATGGCCTCTGCAAGCTTTTCTAATTGCTTTCGCTCAAATCTGTCTACCAAAGGACTTCGCCCCCGTGCTCCCGAAGCCTCGGTCACCTCTCTCTGTCTCTTTCAACTCTTCTACTCTTTCTAACTCTGCATAAGTAACAGGAGTGATGACCATCTGTGCTATCTTGTCCCCTCTCTCAAAGAAGACCTTCCTTGGCGTTGTATTGATTAACGTTACCGCTATCTGCCCTGTATACCCTACATCGATCACTCCATCGGTGATGATTCCTTTGTTCTTCAGTAACCCTGACTTGCTTCTGATTAGTCCGCAGGTACCTTCCGGGAGTTCCATCCGAACCCCCGTCCATACCGTGAACCGCTGATTACCACCTACAAAGAAATCTACAGGTGTAAACAAATCTAACCCGGCATCGTCCTCATGCGCTCTTTCCGGCATGATGCCGTGATGCTCTAATACTACTTTGATTTTCATTCAGTCTCCTCTCATAACTTCATCTGTTCCCATACATTTGGTGATTCTCCATCACCCCATTGAGCTGCCATTGCTTGGGCAATCCCATGAAAGGTCTTGCTTTTTGTAAGCGAATCTCGGAACGTTTCTCCCTTGTTCTCCCTGGGCTTACCGTTCTTTTTCTTGCTACCACCCGATACCCATGAGATCATCGGCTCCACTACGTTAGTAGGAATCAATGGTGGCAATCCTCTCAACCAAAGGCACGTTCTTTTGGAATATGGATGACCGAATTGATATGGCTGAATAATCTGTGTTGCATTGGGCATGCAGAAGATGCTTGATGGCACTGGGTTTTCTACTGCGATCCGGTCACAATCTGCACTCAATATCTTCATGAAGAAATCCCTGCCAATGATCCCGCTTTTCAGTCTGCCTACGTTGACCATCTGAAACTCTCCATCGTGGACATTGCGGAAAAGCCTACAGGCCCCGGCATTGGTTAAGTATGTACAAGGTGGATGTGCTATGATTAAATCCCATTTATCCGGGATCTCTACTTCCACCCCCCCCCTCGGTTTTAAACCGACATCTGCCATTCAGAAGAGGGATTACATCTCCTTTTATGTGCCATTCGAGATGACCACCGGAACACTCCTGTATATCGCATGAGTATGCCTCATGGCCTCTCTCCCGAAATGCTTTGCAGACTTCCTGGGACTCTTCACAAGCCACTAATACTCTCATAGTTTCCCTTTCATAACCCCAAAAGCTTTTTGGTCTCTGCGTATTCGTCTTTAAGCTTTTGCCGTCTTCTGTCTGCTCCCTTTACTTCAAAGGGAAAGCACATCTCCAACAGTCTGCTATATACTCTCTCTTTCCGTATCTCACCTGCGTCTTTTAATTCAGCACCGGAAAGATTAGTAGTGACGATAAGCGGAAGACCTTGTCTGTACCTTGCATCGATCACGTTGAACACGATCTCATTTGCGTACTCCGTGTTTCGCTCTGATGCCAAATCATCGATGACCAAAAGACGGAAATTCTGTAGGCCGTCTATGTAATCCTGTCGGTTATACTGCATCGAGGATATACGATTGATGAGTGATCCGAAATTCGTTACCATGCACGGTACGCCTCTTGAGGTAAGTTCATTTGCAATAGATGCAGCTGCATATGTCTTTCCTGTTCCAACTGTACCGTAGAACAGAAGACCTCTTCCCTCTTTTATCATCCTTGGCCAATTGTCCACATACTTTCTTGCAAGGGTCATCAGCCTTGGATTGCTACCATCATCATTGGCAAAGGTCATTTCATGAAGACGGGCATCCTGGAATCCTAATTTTCGGAATCGCTCTATACGGTCCATCTCTTCCCGGTGTTCTCTCTCTTCACGTTCTTTCTTGAGCCGTTCAGCCTCACACCTGCAAGCACAATGTACGATCCTGTCCACACCCAGTATTGTTACCCTGTATTGGACAGGCGTATTGCATTCTTCGCAGTAAAGAAGGCCGTCTTTCTCATAAGTGCCTTTGTCTTTAGGTCTGCTTATGCGTTGCGCTTCGTCAGCGTCTTGTATGATCTTGTCTTCAATGTTCATAAGATACCGTCCAGGTCATTGCTTCTATTGGATTTGAGTTTTACGCCATTGACCCCAACTTCATTGCTTTCGTTCAATGGGAATATCCCTTGCCAACTATGCTCGATGGATTGATTGACGATGGCAATCTGTTCGTTCTCATCGGCAGACAACTTGGAAAGCTTTTTGATGATAAGAGACAAGGCATTATCCGTTAATGGTCTCTTAATCATCTTCCTCATCTTGGCAAACTCCATGAGGCTTGTTTGCAGTTCCGTGTTGTCTGTAAAGCCTTCGATGATTGAAGCGTAACCGTTACTACTACTTCTTTTATTAGTAGTTGGATTACTGTCTGTATTATTGTTTATATTACTATGTCGCAGTTTTTGCGTGTCTGCCTCGCACTTTTTGCCACCCTGCATAGCACTTTTTGCTACCCTCGATAGCAGATTCTGCGAGTCTCTTTTAAGGTTGCTCTTAAGGCATCTTGTCCTTCCGTCAAAGCTTTCCTCTCGCAGATAACCAATCGCCTTCAACTTCTTTACGGAGTCGGTAACCTTGCGCTCACTGCATTGACAAAACTCTGCAATTCGCTTGTTCCCGGCAAAGCATCCCCTATCGGTTTGGTCAAGACTGTCAATCTCCATAAGGATGACCTTGTCCAGGGGGCTTAACCGTTCATCCAACCACACCTCTTTAGGAATCCATATGCCCTTGAAATCTCTCTGCATTTCAATCTCCAAAATGGAGTACTGATTTAGCGTACTCATGTCCGTCATACTAATTCTACCTTTCTGCTTGTCGTATGCGGAAATTACCCTTTAGTTACAACAGGTCGTAAACAGTTACGCTCTTGCCCGTAAACGAGCATTTCTTACGACCAATCGGTTCTACTAAACCTTTTTGGGCCATTTCTGTTAGACGAGGGCTTGCATGATTGCGTTCAGCGTCCGGGACATAGCCCTTTGCCATCAGCTTTACCGCTACCTCTTTCGCCGTCATCGGCCCATACTCACGCAGCACTTCAAGGATCTGCTGATACCTCTTCTCCTTGTTCACCAAGGCATTTGCCTCTGCTCTTGTTTCGATGGTGGGAATCTCTCCCGGCAATCTCATCTCGATAGCCACCATTCCATCACTTCCTCTCCTGTCTTCCATTCCGTTTCTAAACCTCTCTTCTGCCTTTCCTCGATCATGCGTTCAAACGCTTTGATGTAATTCTGTTTATAGATTTGGTACTTCTCTAATTCCTCTCTTGCGTTGTTACTCATGGGACATCCGATGCACCCAAGTCTTTTATACCCCTCATCATATAAAGAGCAATATGGAATCTTATACTCACGAATGAACTCCCAAACCTCTTCGTTAGTCCAATCGACAATTGGATTTAATATTGTTTTTCTTGTTCTATAGCAATACTCCACAGACCTTCGTGAAGCATCATTGTCATCGTTTAGAACCACCCCCCCCGATCTGTTTTCGTAAAATTTGCACCAAATCCCTCAAGTTCCATTAATGTTTTCTTCGATTTCCGTGGGAACGTTATCAATCCTTGGTTGTTTTTACGATTTGACGATTCATCCCATCTTGCACCAGTAACGGTTATCCTGCCTTGCCCAGAGGACTCTTTAAGCTTCTCGCAACAGTAACGGACAAGGCGTGTTGGTGGCATCAACTTATTAGGAATAAGGTTCCACATCGTTATCCTCTTCCCATCATTGTCGTAGCTGCTATCCATTTGTACATCTGGGAATGTTTTGATGAACTTTACAAGTGCCGGTGGATCCACAGTCGTTATAGAATAGTGGGCATCGTACTTAACCCCTGCCATGTCTGCTAACGCTTTGATTACGACTGAATCCTTACCGCCGGAGAAAGCTAAAAAGTATCCTTCTTCCGGCTCAAAGGCCTTAAATCGGTCTATTGCGACTTGCACCTTGTCTTTCCCATCAAGATTGATTTGATGAATCATTGGTCCACCTCTTAAACTCGTTGTTGAAATTAGACTTATTACCAAGATGCTTCTTTGCGATACACAAGGCCAACCCTTGTTCTTTGGAATACTCATCACCCTCTTGGCACTTCACAACCGTTTTTGTTCCGTCATCCCACAGGACGATGGTTGCCGGTTCATTGAATATTACCTTCTTGATTTTCGGAATGGCATACCAAACCGGATAATGTTCATACCGAACAACCCGTGCAGTCAGTGGAGTAGGTAAACCAAACAACTGCCTAATGTTAGTGAAATTTTGATCAAATGATACCTCATCAAGGATGTAGATATCCCCTTTACCGTTTGTTAATTTCCACATCATTTAACTCCTCTATGTCTAATATGACCTTCCACTCTTTGCCGTACTCAAAGTCATCGGTAAACGCAGTAACGACCTTCCTGTTGTCATCGGTCAAGTATCCGTATTGGACTAAAGCATCCAGGATGAACTTTTTTCCCGCACTCACGTTGTCAATGTCCCGTCTCTTGTTTCCTTCGACCCATGTGAAATGGATCTTGACGGGTTTTTCGATTTTAGGAAGACTTACAAGATACGGAGCAATCTTCTTTTGCGTATCCTTTTTCAGCTTTGCTCCCTTGTAAGCGTTCGTCCTGTTGGCGTTTATCATTTCGTTTAGTGACGGCAGCTTCAGTGGTATCTCAACGTGATACATTGTTTTTCTCTCCGATTTCGGCTTATTCTTCTTCGGATGAGGAAATATACTCGTCTTCGCCTATCTCCTCAAATTCATCGTTTTCTTGATTGGTGGCTCTTTGCAGGCCCATACGCCTTGCCCTCTCTCTCTGCTCTTCGCTCACTTCTCGGTTGGGGCGAATCTTTATCCATTCTACGGGGATGTGGGCATATATGTATCCGCTATTCTTTTCACCATCCGCAATGATGTCTACCTTGTCCGGGAAACGCTCCTTCAGCTTGCGGATCATTGTGATGTACTTCTGACGGGAGAATGTAACGGTCGCACGTTCTCCACCCGTCATGAACTCGATTGCATTCTCTCCACCGTTACTAAAACCCATGTTCTTTTCCTTTCTACGAATGAGTGGCTCTTTGTATTTCAGCCCTATTTTCCACCCTACTGTCTGTTTGGTATATTTATGCCTCTTCGCATTTACAAGTAGGATTTGCCAAAGATTTGTCGGAACTCATCTTCGGTTTGGTCGTAGTGTTCCATGTAGGCGATCTGTCCGATCCTGTGAAGCTTGTCCATCAAATCTCTGTTCTGATGCACACCGTACTTGCTTCTGTGGCATCGGTAGCAGAGATAGACTTTCAAGCCATAGTCCTCGGACAGTCTCCTGTTGGCAGCGCCGTATATATGATGGCATTCGATCATTGGGCCATTGGCATGGCATATGAAGCACTCATGCTTATTTGTATTCAAGATACTATCCATCAAATACCCCCTGCCCCATACTCTCGTGAAAGCTGGGCATCCAGTAGGCGTAGCTGAAGCTTTATGGCTTGAATAGCTTCTTTGTTTGCCTCGTAGACCGTTTCCTTAATGTCCCTGTTGAATCTTGCTTGCGCTACTTCCGGGATACCAAGTACAACCTTGTCTATCATGCCTACCGCCATATTCTGCTCTCGGAGTTTTAATGCCTCGGTACGGAGAAGGATCTTGTAGTCCCTCTCCGCTTCAGCAAAGGCAGCTCCCGACTTCCGAAGTTGCTTAATGGATACCGCCAGTTCCTTTGTTTTCTGTTGGATTTCCTGGTACAGATCGTTCTCCATCAGATTCCCTCAATGAGATTCGTATTGACGATGTATACTTCTCCACCGATGGTCTTTGCTTTCAAGTTGTTATACCGCATCTTTTTACAATACTGGTACACAGAACTTATTGCCGACTTGGCATCTTTATACTCTCCGTTTTCAAGCACAAGCTTGACGCATGGAGTATTCATCGCAAGGAACTCTTCAACCAACGCCTGGATCTTGGTTTTTCTGTATGCTTTAAGGTTTCTGAAATCTGCTTTCTCAATTCTCATGATTATTCTCCTTTTCAGAATGGAAGATCCATATCTTCCTGCTCACCTTCATCGAAGAACGGTGCCGGTTCATTTGTAGGTGTGAATTTCGGTTTAGCCTCTTCTTCCTTCTTATCCAAAAACTCGACCTTATAGGCCACTACTTTGATATCGGTTCTCCGGTGTCCGTCCTTCTCATAAGGCTCGACCTGGAGCCGACCTTCCAACAGGACCATCGATCCTTTAGCACAGTACTTTTGCAGATTCTCTGCGGTACGATCCCATGCTTGACAGTTGATGAAATCGGTCTTGTCTCCCTCTCTGCGTACCGCCAGTGTAAATATGGCGAATGCTTTCTGTGAACTGGTGTACCGCAGTTCTACATCTTTGGTCAGCCGACCGGATAACATAATGTGGTTCATTAGAACTTCTCCTCTTCTTCTTCGTAGTAAACCATCGGTGTTTCGTGGATGACTGACCGAATCTTATAGATCTCGCAGTCCCCCAACATCTTGAGCATATTCCACAGGTTGGAATCCTTATCCACTCCGCTGAAGGTTTCATCGGCTTTATGGGCCGTCATATTGTCATCGTCAACGAAGAAATACTCACCACGATGGGGACCTTCACGGTACGGTGCGTAGTAAAGATTCTGCGCTCTGCCATCACGACTTAAAACTACATCATAAAGCATTGTTCTCTACCTTCCTTTTATTGATTGCCATTATGGCTTTCTTTGCCTGTTCGTCTGTAAGGTCCTCAAAGGATTCCAGGTTATAAGCCTTTAAAAGCTTTCTTAACTGTTCTTCAGAGGCGTTTGAGGAAATATATGCCTTATCCTCTACAGAGGCCTTCTTGGGGCCGTTAAACGCTTTAGACGGCAGCTTGCCGTTCATCGTGTAAACGACTTCCTTCTTCTGATTGATGATGGTCAGTGAAGCGATCTCCTGGTTCGTGTACTGAATCTCTTTGACTTCAAACTTCTCAAAGCACTTGCCATTTTCAATCTTGCATCTCTCGGCAGGGATCCATATGAATGGTGCGGTGTACAACTCTCTTCCGATGCCCCATTTAAATCCGGCTCTTTTGAAAGCATCACTTGCACGGCCCTTCTCTGCCTCTGTGTTGGATTCGGTTCCGGCATCCCACTTCCAGTTCCATCGGTCCTTCTTCTCATCGTAGATACCGATGCCACCATACAAAACTCCGTCAACGACCTTGAAATCGTTTTCCCAATTTTCCGGGCCTACCGTTTCATCCAACAGGTTTGCATCTGTTCTTGCGGTCTTATATAACAGGAGAGATATACCTTTCGGCTTGACCTGTGAAATGCGTACCTCGATTTCGTCCGCTTTTAATAATCTGAATCCGTTCATTTGATTTGAATGTTCGTCCTTTCTTCAAGTACTGCACCGGGAATGACTTCACCATTCTTCAACGCATCTTTGATGGTGGCCTTATCGATTTCATATTTAGCCTTGTACCATGATGCCGGGACCTTCTCCGGGTCGATAATGTTCACCGCCTGTGACTTGCGGTAGGAGATTGCTACCTTGCCGGTGGAGAATTTCTGTCCTTCCAAGGCGTAACTCAACCACCCTTTAAGTCCTTCAGCTTTCTTCAGACAAGCGTGTTTGCGCTCATCAAGCTTCTTACGTTCAGCCTCGATCATCTCTGCCTCTGCGATGAGGTTCTTGATCCAACAGGCCACATTCTCGACCTTTTCGCTTCGGTCCATCTGCAACTGGGCCATCTTTACGGGGTCGATGACCTCGCCGTCTTCATTGACGCAAGCCATGATGGCAGCATCGATTTCGTATAATGTCATTTCGCTCTCCTTTGCGATTTATATGATTCTTCAGCAAATACGATGTTTCCAATGTGACCAAGTTTAATTGATGGGTCGCAGTACATCTTGTATCCGCTTTTCTTTGCCAAATAACAGAAGGTAAGGTCTTCGCCGAATCCGTATCTCGGATAGAATGGTGGACCGTGATGGATGGCAATGTCCTTTATCATCTTTACCGATGTCATCACCCCTGCGAACCCTGACCCCTGGACTTCAAACATCTCATTTGGATAATCATCGATGAGTTTGGAAACCGTTTCGACATCTCCATCTGATGTCTTCAAATCCAGTTCCTTATAGACCACAGGCATGGTCGGTGTCCGTCTTGTGAAACACAGACCGCTGACATAATCCCTGCCCTGCTGATAGTGTTCGATGAACCTTGTGACGATATCCGCATCGAAGGTCATATCTGAATCGATCCATATGACCGCATCGTAGCCACCATTGACCGCCATCGCCGATATTTCATTCCGGGCATCGTAGACCAATGAGGAACGTGTTATGGCAAAGGTCGTTTCACAGGGATGGTCCATCTCTAATATGCTTTGTAGGAATCCTGTGGGAACCGTTTCCATGCACGGGATTCCTATGACTACTTTCAACGCTTCTTCTCCTTTCTTGTGATGTCCGGGTCATCCATCCGCAGAGTAAAAGTATCTCGTTTCCACTTCTTCAATGCCTCTTGTCTTTCATGCTTATCCTGGATGTACTTCTGATACTTCTCACATCCGGCATGGCAACCCTCATGTCTTTCGGCACAGTCTTTACAGGGTGTCCGATTCCCCTTTTCTTCCCACATATTCATACACCAAACCTTTAAAGAACTGATATTGATATTGCTTACCGCCTCTCCTCTTTACCTTTCGGCAGATGGGTGGGTGGTACATATCGTATTTGCATTTCTTTCGGATCTCATGAGGTGAATCACCGATGATCTCCGCTACCTCTTCTATCGTTAATCTGTCCATGCTACCAATAACTCCTCAAGCACCTTGCGGACATCTTCCGCATCTTTACGAAATGCCGGGAACTCCGGGTATCGGCGTGCAAGTTTCTCACAATTACGAAGGTGTGCCTTCAGTGCATTTATCAGCACTTCCTTCTTTCTCTCTTCGCTCATCTCTTTTTCCCTCTTTCGATGCGTCAACCGTTTGGATGGCTAACAACATATTCACCGTAATAGATACGACTTCTCGGTCATGCTCATCGAGTATCTCTAATCTCTTAACAATATCTCGGATATCCTTTTCTTCGTTTAATGTCATTTAATCACCACCTTCCTTTTAAGAATCCCGGGAGTCCACCTGGATGGAGTCGAACCATCATCCTTGGTTTATAAGACCACTGCACTGACCGTTGTGCTACAGGTGAAGGGGCAACAGACCGAACTGTGAAAGGAGGCTCCCTTGCGGGATTTCTTTACTTTCCTACGGGTATCACGATCTGTTACCGATTAGCAGAGCCGGATTTGAACCCGGTTACTCTTCCTCTGCCTACTTGTTATGAGAAGCAACTCTCAACCAATATTCAAAATTCTCTTTTCCACCTCACTCGCCTATTATGCGATTATCATATCGCACATTGGGCGAATTGTCAAGCAGAAAATCGCATTTTGGGCGAGTTTTTTCTTGCATTATTTTTTTGCATATGCTACAATGGCATCGAAAGGTGGTGATAATATGGAAATAAAAGACAGAATGAAGCAAGTAAGACTCCAGGCAGATAATGGTGACAAAATGTTGCAAACTGCATTTGCGGAAAAAATAGGACTTTCTATGAGTACCGTAAGCCAAATCGAACGTGGCGAGAAAATCCCATCGAAACAAACAATCGAACTGGTCTGCAAGGTCTTCGACATTAATAAAGAGTGGTTGACAGATGGCATCGGAGAAATGAAAAGGCCACCCCTGGACGAGGTGGCGGTCATAGTCGCAGATATATTAGATAAAGGAGAGGATGACCCGTTCTACAAATGGATCATCGCAATAATCAAATCGTACCGTAAGCTGGACGATAAGCATAAGGAAATATTCCGAAGGACGCTTGATGAGTTATGATGCTCTTTGAGCGTCTTTCCATATAAACAATATGGTGTAGATTTGTTTCAGCTTTCTTTCATCATCGCACTCTTTCAGCAACTCTATAATAAACTCTTTGTATCCCATTTATTGCACTTCCTTTCCGAACGTTTGTTTGCATTATATCCCAAGGAAAGTCCAAAAAAATACACACCGAAATGGTAAACTAAAATTATCACTTCGGTGTTTTATTTTGTGCCACTTTGTGCTATTCTAAAAATGGTTGGAATCTGTAGAAAGGAGTATCATGAAAAGAAGCTTTCCAAGGCTCCCTAACGGTCTTGGGCATATCAAATATTTAGGGGAAGGGCGATCTAATCCTTATGCAGTCCTTCCACCTGTTTATCAAAATGGGTACAGGTATGGTAAAGCCTTATGCTATGTTCCTGACTGGTACACCGCCTTTGCGGTCTTAATGTCTTATAAGGCAGGTACGTATCACCCAGGGGATGAAATCGAACTTGCAAGGAAGATGCATCCAGGCATGGAAGAAGAAATGAGCGACCTTGCCAAAAGGATCATCGCAGATTATCAAATCATAGCTGCCAAAAAAGATTCCTACATCAAGGCAGGTTACCACACCTTCTACTCTGTTTATGAATCCTTTATGGAATCACGTTTCGGTGAGTATGCACCCACAGAGTTTTCCGACAATACCGTAAAGATGTACAAGTCAGCTATCAAGCGATGGGAGCCAATCTACGATCATGCAATCGAAGAAATCACCGTAGATGACCTACAGAACATCATCAATCAATTGGCTGACAAATACAAAAAGGGTACTTGTCAAAACGCCCTCTCTGTCTGTTCCGTTGTTTTTACACACGCTATAGCTAAAGGCTATGTGGACAAATCACCCACATCAAGCGTGAAGATCCCGTTTAAGGCAGGGTCTACTGAATCATCATTGGCTTATACCGATGAGCATCTGATAAAAATATGGAAGGCAGCCGTTAAGGGTGACCGGGTCGCTATAGAAATCATCGAACAGGTCTATACAGGGTTCCGTGTTGGAGCAATGTATGATTTAAAGATAGACTTCAAAAAAGATACGGTCTATGGTGGAGTAAAGACAGGCAAGAGATTGATTCCTCTCCATCCTTTTGTGAGGGAGTTTTTCAAGAATTATCCTCGACCGCCATATCCAAGGACCTATCTCAATACGCAAGTAAAGAATCTCTGTAGTCGGCTGAACATCCCACCGGAGTACACAACACATTCTGCCCGGCACACGTTTAAAAGACTTTGCGACAAGTATGATGTCAATCCTATAGCATCTCGGATCATGATGGGGCATTCCACCGGGAAAGATGTGCATGACCGATTTTACACCCACTGGGAGATAGAGGACCTGCGGAAAGAGTTGCTCAAGATCCCACCACTCGGCACAGAATCGGCACAAAATAGGTGAGTTGTGGTTATTTGTGCCACTTAAACCTCTCAACTCTGCTCCGTACCGCTCCACTTTGCTCTACATAAAATAGCAGAAAATCCTTTAAATAAGCGGTTTTCCGCATAAACAAAGGGTTCCGTGAAATCCATTGAACACATTATGCTATAATGTTTAATCCCTTTAAATAAGCGGATTCCAACCATGATTGTGCCGAATTTGTGCCACTTTCTATTGCGCAACTGGATAGGATTTGGTATGATATAGGTGTTGGTTTTTACTTATCATAAATCTCCCCTTTGCCGTCCCTTTACGGGGCGGTCTTTTTTTATACATGAAGAAGCACCCTGCCATTACTGGAACAGAGTGCCTCTTCGGGAATCAAATGAATATAATCATATTACAACATTACTGAAGCATTGTCAAACCTTTTTCAGGTATTCTCCGCTTGCCCATCCTTTTGTGGCTTTGTAGGTGATATACATCCACGTTACACCGCCTACCTTCTTTGTAGTGCCGTCACAGGTGCATTTAGCCCCATAGGGCATTGCTTTGATGACAGAGCCTGTGACAGGTTCCTTGCGGATGTTCAAGCCATGCTTGGCAATGACTTCATAGGTGACTATGGTTTTGGCAGGTGCATTCAGAATCTCGTTGACTTTATCCTGGATCTGATCGTATGTGTATGCGATTTCGCCCTTCTTATACAGAGCAGTGAGTTTAGATTTGCGTGTCGGATTCTTGCCATATTTGCCGTTGATGACATCGGTGACCAACTGGTCAAGGGACGGAGACTTGTGTTGTACTTCTTCCTTCTTCTCATCTTTCGGAGTAAGCTTTTTCGCAATGGTCTTATAGTCAGGGCAGATGAATCCACGGATGTACCGCTGATTGACTCTGCGCTGAATCCTACGAACCTGTGAAGGTGATCCGGCATTGCCCTCTACAACGCTGAATGTATCAGTGCCTACAGAAACCACAATACCGATATGGTCATGGCCTGTAGTATCATCACCTCTGCCGTCATCTTCCCAGTCATAAATGCAAGCATCGCCTACCTTGGGCTTGTACGCATCGTTCTCCACCCATATGCCTAAAGATTTGGCTTTAGAGATGGACTGACCGCAACTCATAGCAATAGGAACATACCCTGCCATCCCTGCTTTTATCCAAGCTGCGGATGTAGTGATATCGCACCATGCGTAGGATTCATGCGCCAGTGCCATGCCATGTGCTTTTGCATACTCATTGTAGATTTTGAGGATTTCCTTATGGATAGAAGAACCCTGTTTGCCACCTACCCATCCATTCATGATGGATGCTACCTTTTTACGTGATGCGGTTTCAGTCATTGTTCATTCCCCTTATAGTACTGGATGGACGATATCTTGAGAATCGTTCCCATGAATACATCAATCGCAGACAGAGTCCCAACGATCTGCTCCCCGTAAGGGAGACCCCATATTCCGGCTAAAGTGAAATACAGGGTCGCAAGTGCCGGGATCCATATCATGGCGATTTCTTTCAGCACATCATATGTTTTGTTTGGCATTGTCATGATACTTTCTTCTCCAAGTTGTCTATTCTCGCTTCGATGACCGGGATGCGAGAAGCGAAGTTGTTATGCTCTCGCACTTCCCTTGTCAACTCATCGATCTTCGTGTCAGTTACCGCCTGTGCCTTTTCCAAGTTGTTTGCCGTCTTCCGTGAGGATGAGATGATGGCAAGAATGTTTCCGATAAGAGTGATGAACCCTGTGATAAGGGCAACTACAATAGCTTCTGACATATCATCACTCCCAACTATACGTAGCCACGCCACCGCTTACCGTGACTCTTAATGTATACGTTCCATCCGCAGAAGGTGCATCGGGAATTTCCTCAAGCTTACCCTTTAAATCCTCATAATACTGTGTATCGTGTCCTACTGGCATCGATGCCCCGACCCACTCTTCCGTTCCGGCTGGGTCGCAAATTTGGAGTTCAGTATAGGGTTCTGCGGTAAACGAGGTTTGTGCTACAATCTTTGCGACATACTTTACGTCCGTCAGCGATGCTACAAAGTCCTCAAGAGTGCTATAGGACGAGTCTGTTATCCATATGTAATTAGCGTTGTAACAGATGGTTTTATCTTCTCTTGCGTATGCGTCTCCGCTTGCGTACCTGTTGCACATTATCGTGCCACCGCTTGTGTCTGCGACAAGCCCCGCTCTCTGTGCGTAAAACTGGGAATAGGTGCTATTTTTATGCCACGTCAATGCGCTTGCACTTTCCTCGCCAGTATAATTCCGCACCCCTTCTCCGCTCGGTGGGTAGATGTCCCCGTCATAGTAGAGGCTGTCTCCGTCAAGCTTGGGAAGGCCTCGGAGGGTCAGTGAGGAGTCGAGGGGATAGGTGTGGGCGGTGTAGGGTTCGAAGGTTGCATCTTGTACATCTGCGTACCTTATCATCGGATAGATGGTCACGTTGTCATAGGTTTTTCCACCTCTGACAAAAATGCGAATCGCGCAGTCCGCAGGAGTGTCTACCGTCAGCCTAATCGCAGAAACATTATTCCCCAACAATTGTCCATCCGGTGCTTGGACTTGCAAATAATAGTCTGTGTTATCAGCCTTATCTACGACATACGTTCCTTCGCAAAGATGTGCCGTGCCAATTGCTCTCGCTCCGTTGCTTTGTGGGCTTCCCGTGAAACTTATCGACCTATCGTCATTTACTTTTACCTGTCCGTTATTCCATGTGATGTCGCCGATTGTAATCTGCGCAAGGTTCTTCCCTGTCATCTTATGAGCGGTCAACCCTGTCACGCTCTTAATTGACCCTGCATCGTATGGATAGTAGTCATTGACTATCCCTGCCCACGCCTTTGCTAATGCCACTCCTGCTCCTGCGGTGGCTTGTTCTTGGGCGTAGATATAATCGGCGATTGTAGGCCCGAACATGAGGGTGAGGTCGATGATTTGAGGAGTAAATAACAGATTGGATACGGTTACGCCGGACAAAACTCGGATTCTTGCCGTTGCACGATTCGATACGGTGTTGATGCTATAGATAATGCCATTTCCTACATCTCGCACAACAGGGCTTTGATAATTATCGAGAAGAGCATATGTAGACGCACTTCCCCCGGATGGGCACCCCATCATCAACACTTTGTGACCATAGGACAATGGGAGCGAACCCACAAGAGCATATTCCGCTTGTGCAGTCGCCGTACCATTGACTGTGATAGTTCCGTCTCCGTTGTTTGTAAAGGTTACACCGTTGACTGTTTGTGTTGCAGGGTAGCCGCCTTTGTCAAGTAGCTGATTCCATACGATACTCCCCCCGACTATACTCCCTCTTTCCCTTGCTCCGTATGGTGTACGGCGAAGAATGTAGGGCGTTTTATCGGTCTGGTAGGATGAGGACAAGAGGTTGTCAGCGGTGCCTACTCTCATATCCGGGTAATATCCCTTTGTATCAAGGTTCTCGGCAGCAGTTTCCGCTCTCTCGGCAGCGTTCTCTGCATCTTCTTTCGCCTCGATCATTTGGTCAAGCCATGACTGATACGGGTCAGGAGCAGGGCCAACGGGTTCGATGGATGGGCAAGTCTTCGTAAGGTAGATTACGGACTTTTTGATCTCGCTATTTACGGTATAGGTCAACTGTGCTTCTCCGATACCTTCATTAGCTACATCCGTCTGATCTATTACCCAGGTGGACTGGTTATTCTCCGTAGTCATAGACTTTGGATAACCTTCTTCGTCTCCCTGTCTTTTAAGGACAAGAGAGAGTGTACCTGCACCATACTCCTCTGCCCAATTGGTGTAGTCAAAAACAAATTCGGTGATGTTGTTTTCTCCTACTCTACCAAGGTTGAGCATTACGGAACGCTCAACAGATAAGTCTATTACTGTAGTTGTCATTGTTTATCTCCCATTACCCAAGCATAACCCCTTTGATGCATACCGCTCCCCAACGTGTGGCGCAGGTGTGTGCGCTTGTATCAGAGTTGTACGCATTGACATAGTACGTTGTTGTCGATGTTGGGTTTAAGAATGTTACAAGATGCACGTAGGTGTATCCTGTGGTGGAAGCAAGTTCTTTCGCATTGTTCCATACCGATAACCCATCTTCATTAGGCGATGTCGATATGGCAAGCGTCCTGTATCCAGTGGCATTAGTTTTTGTAGCCCATCGCAAGGTAACTTTGACTATCCAAAGCCCTTTGCCTAATTCAAATGAACCAAGGTTTGTCCACGCATTTGCCGGTACAGATACGTTGCCAATCGTTGTAGATCCATTGACCGCACCTGCTATCATGCCGATTGCGTCTATGTTGTTCGATGATATTTCCCCATCCACAACAGTATTGCCATGAATTACTACAGGCGTGTTAGCGCCACCGACCACCAGCGTGTTTTTTCGCTGACCAATGGTAGGTGAAGAACCACCGCCTACCACAAACAAGCCGGGTTCTGAAGGGTCATTCCATACGCCAACTACCGTCTGCATGGATTGGTCATTCAAAGTGACATTGCCGTATCCGCCAACATAAGACCACGGGCCACCGCCTACGCATCCTTTACCAGTTACAAACGAATATTGGCCTACATCCGCATCGTGGAATACGTTATCATTGTCTTCCCACGACAAAGCACGGGGGCCAAAAGAATAGAACGGTGCTTGGACGATTTCGCCGGGTTGCGCTTCACCATAAATGGGGTCGGAAACGGTATCACCATATCCCAAATGCGCTATCAACTCGGTGTGATATTCATCATCATCGGGTCCAAATTTTATATCTATGCCACCATTCGATGTTTCCACATGGCCTTGCTCGACATATCCTGTCCTTGCATATGGCACTTGTACTGTCTGTCCATTTACTTCTTCAGTCTTGGAAGACAGTTCTTGCATCGATACTCCTTGGGCATCAAAGATTTCAACGCCACTACCCGATATCCTCGTCTTGGCTTGTGTGCCGACATATCCGACATCCAAACCATTCGCTTCGGTGAAGGTCAGGTAGTTGGTTGCCACTTTACTGGCATCATCGGCTGCATCTGCCAATGCCTTTGTAGTGGTTCTTATCGCATCTGTCTGCGCAGGGATATCTCTTAACTCTTCATCTGCCGTTGAGGTAATCGATGTCTTCCCATTCAAGATGGATGCACATGAGGTAACAATGGAAGGATAGACTTCTCCACCCTTGGTAACATATCGGATAATGTCACCAGTTTCTATCTCCCACCAACTCAACGTTGCCATTCCTAACGGGTAATACTCTCTGCCAAAGATTGCCCTTCCTGGAATAGGTAACGTTTCTTGCATTTCGTATTTCCCGGCAAGTGTCGAAACCCCACCGATCATATTCAGAATTACAGATGAGGATGGGTCTATGACGATGTTATATGCCCCTTCAATGCCTTCATTAAAGAGTGCATTACCTTCATCATCCATGACCACTACACCGCCGATTTTGGCCTTTTCTCCGACCTCTGAAGAGTATCTCTCCGATGCCGTGAAGACTTCGCCATAATCATGGATAGACTTGAATGCAAGGTATCCTGTGTTCGTTACATAGGCGTTTTCGCACATGATGAGTGCAACGCCTCGGATGAAATCACGATAGGTGATTCCCTGTTCATTGCCACCTTCCCAAATGAACAACGTGCGGAGAAAAGCATCTTCTTCATTCGTTAATCTCATGGGAACCTTGACTTCTTTACAAAACTCATCAAGGGTTTTTCTTACCGTCCATCTCGGTGTGAATGAAGGAATGACCTTATCAAACAGGATCATCTTGTCTTGCATGGTCAAAGTGGAGATATTGGATGATGTTTCCTCTGCTCCTACACAGATGTACGTTCCAAGCAGGTACTTGTCTGTTTCGTTCGTACCGTCTGTTGCGGATAAGTAGATTTCAAACTCTTCACCGATTGCGTTTTTGCCATATACGCCTGTGGTGTTGTCCAACTCTACTGTAATCTCATCAGCTACCGCAGTGCCGACTTGAAACGAATCACCCTCTACCATGCGAGAGTCATAAACAAATGTGCCTTGTCTTACCTGTGATTGAGAGAAACCATAGTTACAGGCCACGACCGTAACGATCTGCCTGTAACTACGATATAACTCTGCGGAAGGGATATTTCTCATGATATCATCGAACCCCCATCCCGTCTGATTAAGTTGAATGAAACGTTGCTCCACAACCCTGCACCATTGGAGTTGGTGTACATGGGTGTGGAACGATTGCCAACGTAGAAATAATCGACTTTGTACCCACCTTCAAGGGCATCGAGATACTCACAGTACATGTACTCCGGCTGAAACATCTTCAGCAGAGTGGATACTGTTTGCGTATCTACGTTGTTCCAGGACATCTCTAACTTGGATACCTGTCCGATTCTTTTCTTGTGCATCATGCCGTCTTCAGTTCGCCCGGCATCACTCTCGGATACATCTTCCAAATCGTACTGGTACGCAGAAGGGGAGCGAACATAGGTCTTCTGCGATGCGCTCGGATTCGGTACGGATGATATCCAATGAATCGGGCTTAACGGATCGTAACTAAACGCCATGTCTCTCCCCCCTTTATCCCATTGCTACTACAGGATGACCCATTCTTGAGTTGTTACCCTGTAACGCTCTTATGATGTCACTTGTGGATGCTACTCCACCGTTATTCTGTTTTGCCACAAGCTGACGAAGTAGGTCATTCTGCTCGGATAACAGTCTGTTGTTACCTGCCATTGCAGAGGCTACACCACCTGCGATACCTGCCACAATCTGATCGTTGTTAGCGACCGCAGTCCTGTTTCCAAAGGTACCGACCAACTCCGGCCCTGCTTCACGAGCAACGAATATCTGTCCGCTATCGACATAACCACCATTCGCCCTTGCGGTAATGTTGATAGATGTAGAGCCATTCAGCTTCATATTGAGCAATCTATCTACCTTTTCATCAAAAGCTGCTTTTACTCTCCATGTACTGGTCAGCGATGGGTCAATATTGCGATACTTGGCATAGGCATCCGTAAAGGAAGTCTTCTGCTCCGCTTTCAAGGTGGCTTTAGATACCTTGTCACCTGTATTCGGATAATACTTCGCTTTCTTTTTGCTCCATGAGAACAGTCTCCCAAACCATTTATCTTTGCCACCATTAAGTGTAGCATTCGATTTTTTGCCACTTGTCTTCGGAACCCATTTCCCACTCTTGTCCTTCTTGAACAACTTATTAAATTCATCCGTGGTATTGGCTCCAAGTTCTACATTGACTTGATTGGCACCGCCCTCGCCTTCTTTCATGCCAAGGGCAGCTTTTACGACAGGAGAGGCATCGATAGGTGCAAGGCCAAGGGCTTTCATGATTACATAACCGAATCCCTCGGACATAAGTTTGACCAAGTTTTCCGGGGCATTGACGATTGCCGTGGTAAGTCCCTCGATGATGTTCTTTGCCCAATCATCAAAGTTATTCCATTCCATGTCATGACCTACAATGCCTTCCGTAATCGATTTGAACAACCCGGAAGGAAGACCCACGATTGCTTCTCCAAGGCCATTAACCAAAGACTTGGCAAGGTCGGTGAGACCCTCAAGCGCAGCAGGTGCAGCTGCCACGATTCCTTCAGCAAGGTCCTCAAACAGTACATCCCATTCTGTCTTATCAACTAACGTTACAAGGGCATCACAAAGGTTCTTGATGAAATTGCCAAGTTTCAGACCGTTGGCTTTCCAGTCCATCGTATTGATGAAATCGTTGAAAGAACCTGCGATCTTACCTGCAATCTCATTCCACTTTACGTTCAAGGAGATGGAACCAATGGTGGTGAATGCTCCGTTGATGAATTTGGCAAGAGCCGTTGCCTTGACGCTTAACTTGGCTCCATCAAAGTATCCGTTTATGCCATCGGATATCTTCTTGCCCAACAGGTCAAAGTCAAATCCCTTTTCCCCGTCCTTACCGACAAAGCCTATCGCAAAGTCCCACATGGCGTTGAACTTACCTGCAAGCATCAAGCCGAAATCATATGCATTAAACTCGTTCAGTGCGCTCTCTACGGCGGTCTTTACTGCCGACCCCAGGTTCACGAAGTCGAAGGTATAGAGGAATCCATTTGCACCGGATACAAGCGTATTTATGCCAAGACCTAAATCCTCGCCCAATGTATCCCAATGCACATCTGCTACAAGGTTGTTGAGTTCGTTCGCAAATGCGGTAGTAGCTGCCTTTGCCTTTTCAGGCATACCTTGTAGTTTTTCGTTGATGATATCCAACCCGGCATTGATTTTCTCGGCAAGCTTGGAACCCCAGTCTGTGAACAAATCTTCCGCAGTTGCTACGGTTTCAAACATGGCAGCTGCGTTATCGGCAGCACCGCCACCGCCACCGCCACCAGTAGGCGATTTGTCATTCACTCCATTAAGAGGATTGATTTCATCAATGCCCAGGATAGTCGCTTTGTACTTGTCGGCAGCTGCTTTTGCACCATTGGCAGCGTTTGTAGCTGCGTCACCCCACTTGGTCGGATACTTGATCGCTTTCGTCCACGTAGGCTGGTTTGTAAGATATGCGATGGCCTGGTTGATAAAGTTGAGCATAGCAACAAACTTATCAACGATGGTGTCTATGGCAGGGGCCAAGGTGTTAATCAGAGGCATTGCCATTGCGCCCAAAGAGTTTTTGGCGTACAAAGCTGCCGTGGAGATTTGGTCCATCTTTTCAGCGAACACATTCCCCACCTCATTCGCATAGTTGTAGGCGTTCTTCAAGCCCTCGGTGAATCCCTGGGTAATCAAACGGATAGCAGACCGAATCGCTCTGTATTTAACGATACGCATGATGTCATTCATGCCTCGTTTAACTCTCGCTCCGAATCCCATGACCGCAGTTCCAAGACTTTTCAGTTGCGGTCCTATACCCGTGAAGGAAAGCAATGCGGAACCGGCTTTCATCGCATACGGGCCAATCGTCTTCATCCCATTTGCAATAGCCACGATTCCTGACCAAGCTGCTTTGGCTGCCGATGCAATGCCGTGAAGGACGGTTCTCATGCCCTGCGCAGCTGCTTTTGCAAGCGTTGTGGCGTGATACCATGCCATCTGTGCAGTAGTAAGCTTTGTATAGCTTGCAGCCGCATTGTCTGCGTTGCTTGCGCCTTGATCGCCAACACCATTAGTCCCGTCCTTCACGGGTGTTGTGCCGGTATCTACGCCCTTCTGACTACCGCCTGTGGCTAACCTTAACCCTCTTGCAATATCAGCAAGGTCGGCAAGTTTTTGGGCATCTACCTTTTCAAGAGCCTCTAACTCTTTATTGATGACCTGCAAGCCCCACGCAAAGTCGGCAAACTTGGACGCATCCGACCTGTTGATCGCATTTGTAAGGCTTGCAAGACCGCTGACGGTACCTGCGATGTCGCCAAGTCCTTTGAACCCTTCCAGGCTCTGCTTAACCATATCCAGGCAACCGACAAAGTCATGGTACTTGCCAGTATCTATTTTATTTACCGCATTCTGAAGACGGGCAACAGAAGATATCAGATTGGTTATACCCTTGGATTCGCCGAAGCTTGAATTTATCTTATCTATGGCTTGGCCCAAGGTCTCCAATGCCTTTATGGCAGCATCGATGCTCTGAAGTCTATCAGTATCGCCAACGATTTTTATTCTTACTTCATTGTATTCAGCCGACATCTTCTCTCACCTCGCTTTCATAATGCTTGTTCCATGCGTCTGTAAGTGCTTTCATCTGGGCAAGATCCCTCTCATATTGGGCTTTCTCAAGTCTCCGTTGTCTTTCTTCCGACTCCTCTTTCGTAATCGGATACGGCTCATCAAGATACCCAGTTTCGTTTGTCTTCGCAGCGTCTGCGTTGAATGCAAATATGATCGCATCGTAGATATATCGCCCTTGCATCCACAATTCCTGGTTCTTTTGGGATCTCTTCAGCATTTCAGCTTTACGATAGTACACGGGGAGATCAGCTTCACCGTGCCAGTACTCTTCCGGGGTCATTCCCATCACCATGTAGTGCGGAAACTCTTCTCGGAAAAGTGTACTTATCGAAACAGGGGAAGACCCGTTAAGGCCTTCCCCTTCTTCGGGTGTTATTCGTTGATCTCCCACGTTGCGTTTCCCTCTTCGGGATCGCTGATAAGGGCATTGATTGGGGCTGCATACATCTCGATCAGTGCAGATACGAGATTCTCTTTCCCGGAGATTTCGTTCCAAATCTTATCCGTGGTCTTCTTGGCTACGAACGGATGATGTTTCCGAAAAGCCCCATAGAAGAGTTCAGGATAGGAAAACGGATTGTTCACGATCTCATCACGGGTAAGACCACGATTAATCATGTATTCAACGCTTTCACGGTCGTACTCAAGAACATATTGCTCTTTACCATAACCGATATTGATTTTTGCCATTGCTTTCTACCTTTCTTCTTGTGCCTTACTCGGTGGATACACCAGTAGTCGGACGGATATTGATGATCATATTCTGCACCGCATTGACAGACGCTTCAGCATCAGATACGGTCAGCAGACCTTTGAAAGAGAACTTGCCATCGGTACCAGTCGGAGTGGCAACTCCATTGGTTTCGGTGCCACCATACCACACGGCATAGTCATGTACGGTACCTTCCAGGGCCTTCAGCGTGGTAAACGCAGTCTTGTCCCAGTTTGCCTCGAACTCATAACCTGCATTGTCAACGGTGATGATGCCATCGATGAAGACCTGGATAGGATCAGACATTGTGGTGGCATCAAGGCCTTCTTTGGTGCCGATCAAACGAGGCTTCGTCTTGATGTCGACCAGTTTGGTGTAAGTGGTCGCAGAAGAAGATGCCTTGTGCATAAGAAAAGTCTTATAGGTGTTAATCGCCATAGTTTATCTCCTGTAAATCGTTGTGCCGTTAGTCCGCGCGTTGTACTGACATATCGTTTGGAAATTCACTCCGTCATCGAACGCTATGAAAGAGGTGTTCATCCTGTCGAATCCCTTGCCTATGAACCATGAGTCGATGTAACTCATAATGTCCCTGGCTTTTCTCCTCTTACCTACGCTCTTCGATACGTATACTCGCACCTCATAACCGACATTTACATAGTTTTCATTTGTCCCGGAATCAACGGTGAGGCGGTCGGTGGTGTTCGATATCTCCTCGATAGCTACCATTGGAAGTACTTCGGGAACCATGATGATTTCGTTCTCAACTCTCATGTCCGGGTACTGGGCTGCGATATATTCACATACCTCATCGAACAGGATGGGTTCTATATCAATCATGTCTCTGCAAGCACCCCCTTTATGATTTCTTCCGCTTCAGCCCTTAATTGATTCACGGTGTTGTACATTACCCTTGCAGGTGGGCTACCCCAGGTTCTGTAAACTCCATCTCTGACTACATCAGTTCCGTCTTTGCGGTGTGCCACAACAGGAACCGCATAACCACCGGAGCCTTGTTCGCCTTTGTATATCCATCCGTGTTCATTGGCTCCCTGCCCCCTACCGTATGTTCCGTATGGGACTACATTCGGAATTTCGGATGCCCAGGGATGGCCTTCGGATGTGTGGAGAACACCGGAACCAAACTCGATGAACATCGTGCTGAAGCCACTCGCAACGATATAGACGGTGTTTCCATCAGCAGACCATATGGTGTTGACAGTAACATCGTTTTCGCCCGGATATGGAGCAACTCTATACCCTGCGTCTGCTATTTCGATGCCCTCTTCAGCAAGCCTCTGAAGGATTCTGTGAAGCAGATCAGTGTTTACTTCTTTCTTTAGCCGTTCAAGGCGTTTGATGGTCTCCCGGAGACCCGTACACTCAATCTTCACTCACATTCACCTTCTTAATGGCATATGTGATGTAGTTCTTCGATTTGGCTACTCTTTTGACGATGTAGTCATAAGGGACTGTTAATTCCCCATCGACATACGTTGGATGGTGGTCGACCAACAGTACCGTGTTCTCGTCAATGGGACAGTCTAACCAATTTGTGACCATTGGCTTGTCATAGTCCACATTCACTCCAAACATCTCAACATCTGCCGTACCCCTTGCCCATCCGACATGGATTCGGAAGGGCGTAGGGTCTGAATATTTCGGTCTGTTTCCGATGAAGCGTCCATTATCGTCATAGGCTTTCTCCATGCCCTCGTAGAGGCGATACCATATGGTGGTCTTATACCTCTCCATCAGCATTTTTCTTGCCCCCGATCTTGGACGGTATCGAGCAATACGGAAGGATGTACTTCGTAAACTCCGGTGGAATGTCAGCAGAAGCAAATGTATCCGTTACACCCTGCTCCGTATGGCTCATCAAACCGTATGTTCCGGCATTGTTGTAGTAGTACTGGGCGATCTGTACCACGAGCATATCGTAGAAGGAAGGCAACTCATATTCGTCCCTTTCCTTATCTCCGATGGGATACAGCCTCTCAAGGATCTTGCTCTTCGCAATATCAAGGTAGAGTGCTAACACAGAGGGATCTGCGTTCTCGTCCACCAACTTGCGAAGCATCTCCAGTTTGTGACTTCCGCAGTCATCCATGCGTCAGCACTCCTTTCTCATCAACCCGCAGTAAGAGTGACCCGGACCGCTTTGGTCTCATCGACCAGGGCAGCCACATAGTACTTACGAGCGAAGATGGTGTTCAGACGGATGTTTGCAGCAGTTTCGGAACGATTGTCCTTGCCAACGTTCTCGACTTCGGTACCCTGCTTGACGAACAGTTTGACCGCTTCGGGGCGAGCCACAACGATGGTCTTCTCGGTAGCGTTCTTCTTCGCATACAGGTTCATACCGGCAACGGTGCCGACATATCCATCACGGGCGAAAGCTTCGACATACTGAAGGGTATCTTTCAGTTCCTTACGGACGGCTGCAAGGTCCTTCGGATGAACGATGGCAAAGGTCATCTCTGCCGGGTTGTCACCCTCTTCGTTGATGAGAGCCTGTGCATCGACAAGGCCGTCATAGATGGAGACAGAACCATTAGCGGTCTGCGTGGTCTTGATCCACTCGCCATAGACATCAGCGTTCATCTTATCGAACAGACCTGCTGCCTGTTTCTGAATACCAGTTTCGATGGCGGTCGGATCAGTGTACAGTTCTTCATCGTAGTACTCAAAACGGTTCTGTGCAGTCTTGATGTCATAGGTTGCCGGAGTGTAAGAGGCTACGATAGACTTGGTGTTACCTTCGCCCATCGCAAGGACTTCGGTACCGTCAGTTGCAGTGTAGGTGTTGACCTTGATCTGCATACCCGGCTGACCTTCCAGTGCGTTGTCAATGGTGACAAAGGGCTGAAGGTCCAGTCGAGAAGCGACCAGTTCCTCGATCTCGTTCTCAAGGACAAAATTGCTATAAATGGTGTTTTTCGGATCAGCCATTATTCTTTCTCCTTACTTCATTGCTTTGTATTCGTCAGGATGCTCGGAAATGAATGCCATCTGCTCCCGGACGGAAAGCTTCTTGAATTTTTCTTTCGTCATGGTAGTGTTGTTCCCACCATGAGAATCGGGAACAGGATTGTTCTTTAAGAGTTCCGTCTTAATGGTTTTCTCCAGGTTCCCTTTATAGGTGCTTAAAGTATTGAAAAAGGCATCGATGTCTCCATCAGCAAGCGACTGCGCTCCTTTGGATGCCTCTTCTTTCGCAAAGCCGTTCTCCAGTAACTTGGCGGTGAAACTGGAAACCGTCTTCTCTTTGCGAAGTGTTTCAAGTTCGTCTTTCAGCGCATTCATGGCTTCGTTTTCTTCTTCACTCTTGCGCTGATCTTCAGTCAGAAGTGCATTGTGCTTCTTCTTCCACTCGGATGCTTCGGATGTCGCTTTGTTCAGACTGCTTTTGAGTCTCTCAATCTCTCCACTGGAATCGGGCAGATCAATCCCAAGAAGAGCATTGACCTTTTCTTCAGCGGACATTCCCTCGAATCCTTCAATGGTGCTTACATCGATTTTCATACCTTTTTCTCCTTTGCGATTTTTGTCTTCTCTGACTTCTGCGATTTTCGAC